TCAACTATGAGGCATTGATGTGATAATATATTATTAGAAATATATTTATGATTATCTACAACCTCTAAAAATTCATAAACAGGATCATTATTTTCGTATTCCTCTTTTTTTATTAAAGAAATATTATTCCAAAAAACATCACCGATTTTAGAATTTTTAGCGTATTTCCATTTTTTTGATGAAATCATAATCTTATGTTTAGGAGTACAATTTAAAATTTCGCCATTAGAAAAATATAATTTTAATTTTTTATTATTTTTTCCAACAATTAACCCTTTGAAATCTTTAAACCCTTCATCAGTTAAAATTTCAAAATCATTATTTTTATAAATTTTGTAATCGGATAAATCGGCCATTTTATTTTTTTCTATGTTTTCTCCCGCCACCTTTTATCCAGCCAGTTGGAATATCTTGAGAAATGGGATGTCTTTTAATTTTATTTGTGGTCGGATCACATATAAAAATATATTTTTCTATACATTTTTTACCAGTGCCTTTTATCCATCCATCGGGTATAGGTATATCGGGATTATGTCTTTTAAAAATATTACTGATTTTGTTATAGATATAAATAGAACCCTTGCCTGATATTTTCGATACAAGTTCTTTATTGTTTTCACGGGATTTTAAAATACCATCTTTAATATTTTTTTTAGATTCTTCGGATCTTTTCATACCCCTGTGTTTGTCGGCCATTTTTTTAATTTTTTCAGGGTTTTTATTAATTTTTAACATTCTTTCTTTATGTTTTTCTGGATTTTCTTTTATCCATTTTTTAATACCAATACTTTTTCTTGTATTTATTTCCGGATTATCAAAAACCTTTTCTCTCATCATTTTTTTATATTCTTCCGATTTCCATCTTTTTTTAAATCTTGCTGATATTTTTTTAATCGCTTTTGATGACCATGCACAAGGCCCATAACCACCTTCTTTGATGTTATATGTATCATTTCTTTCTATAAATTCTAATGTTACTAATTTTTTTTCGGCGTCAAGTGCTTCTTGATATGTATTATAAAAATTTAATATTGTTTTTTTAAAATTTTCTATTCCATATTTTTTTATGGATCTTTTTAAATTAAGACCAGACCCCATATAACCATCATCTATATTGTCTGTCCTATGGACTCCTATATAAATTTTACCGTTTTTAATATTTACAATTTCATATAAATAATTGTATTTTCTATTTATTTTTGGATCGTTTAAATGTTTCTTCATTATAAATACTTATACACGATATTTTATTATAGATGAATTTGCTTATATCAATCATTTAAAACTATAAAATGTGGAGGTTCGTCTTGATTATTTTTTAACAATTCTTCTAGATCTTTTAGATTAATTTTAAACACTTCTTCTGTTTTTTTATCTTTTAATGTTACAATTGTATCACCAGCAACACAATTTATACTTTGACCTCTAACAGCAGAAGCAGAAGTAGAAGAAACTATAATACTTGACCCATTACTAAGATCGAATCCATTTTTTCTATTAGATTTTACAGCTGGTTTTAAATATACAGGCAATTCCTCAAAAGCCATTTTTATACGAGAGAATATTTCCATAGCAGTATCAGCCTTATTAGCCAATATAGCAACTTTTTTATATTCATGAAAGCATACTAACCATAAAGCATACATTGAAACAATTGTGCTATTGTGAGTAGGTATTAAACTTTTTCCACATAGATATAAAGAATCTGGACTATCTACGGTAATACATCTAACAGGAACACTTTCTATTTCTTTAATATCTTTTATATAAAAATATTGATTTCTTTTAGATGTTGACAAATCAGTTTTTACAAATCTAGAACATTTAAAATCCGAACAAGTAACACATTCTCTTGGTTTAAAATATAGAATACCACATTTTTTATATTCTTTATCTTTAATTTTAGGTATTTTTTCATTATATTTTACCTTATATCCTAAACTTTCTATCAATTCTTTTACTTGTAAAATTAAAGGTATATTAGTATTATAAAAAATAGCACTTCCGTTTTTTTCAATATATCCATCAGAATCCATTAAACCTTTTAAAAGCTCCATTCTTTGATGTTTGGATGCTTTTAAAAATATATCAGGTATATGTTTATTTTTAAATAAATTATTAGTTCTTAAATGATAGTATAAAGAATTTTTTTTATCTTCGTTAGTTAAATTTACAAGAAAATTGTCTTTTTTATATTCTTTAACACTTATAATTTTATAAAAATCTAATTCTTTTATCTTTTTTAAAATAGAATCTATATCTCTTATTCCTATCGTTATTCTAGAATCATTCGAATGTCCATCTCCTAACCACAAACCTAAAACATATGGATTTATAGGTAAATTCTTGTTATCATTATATAAACCATCTACACACGAAATTATACGATGATTTGGTTCTCCGCTTAATGTCGTTAAAGTTTTTAAAATTTCTTCTGTTGTTTTTGAACAACCTTTACTTTTTTTAGTTTTTCTATCATTTCTAGTTTCAGTAAACCAAAGATGTTCAGCATCAGCGATTATTTTTTCACCGTTATCAAATAATATTTCATAACATTTTCTATCGTGTAATATATCATGCGCTTTTGTTACGTTGTATATATTTCCGTCAGAACCATATATTTTATCTCCGGTTTTTAAATCTCCCATTTTTAAAAATCCATTTGGAGTTGGTATAGGAGTTTCAACAGAAAGAGCTTTTCCCATCTGTCTCGAAGCACATACCAACAATCTTCTTTCATCCTTTAAACTTTTTAATATCCTTTTTTGATATTTTCTAAGTTTAATTTTTATTTTGCCTTCGTCTAGATTTACAATATGAAAATGTCTTTCAGCAAAATGCAAAATACTTTTAGCACAAGTTCTGTTCTCATCAAACATTTCTTGGGTAAAAACAATTTTTGCGTTTTTATTTAAAAGGTTTTCATTGCCTTTATAATATCCACCATCAACCAAAATATTATCTTTATCAACTTCAGGTATTTCCGGTATAGGTGCTTTTTTTCTTGGCATTTTATCTATTTAGTTGTTTTTTTAATTCATTCAATACTATATGAACATAATCCGATTTTAAAATTTTTAACATTTTACCGTTTTCTGGAATTTCTATTGGGTTTGATATTTGATTATATTCACAAACCAACCACCATAAATCAGTAGTATTATAAAATTTATAAGATATATAAGGCCAATTATCACCTTCTTTAATCTGATACTCATGATCTATGGTATTATCATTTGCAGGATAAACCGTAATATTTTTTAAAATGTTATAAAATGTTGTTTTTGTTTCAACATCATTATAAACATTAAAAAAATTTTCAAATCTATATATCGAAAGATTTTTTATAGGATTTTGTATTCCGTCATTCATATTATTTATGGTTTTAGTCCGGTGTTAAATGAACCGCTCGACATAGATCCGCTAGCATCACCACCGCCGCTAGGTAATGGGTTTAGTCCTGTGGCATATCCGCTCCATAAATTACCACCGTTAGGTATTGGTACGGCTGGTTTATCTTGTGTTAGTGTGGGTGTCATTATGCCTTCAGCTATGGATACGTCGAGTGGTTTTTTTTCAATAAACTTTTTAAATGTGTCTATAGCATCTGCCGCGAACTGATTAACATCTTTACCTTCTTCTATAACATCTATTTTACTACCCCCCATAGTACCTTCAAATATATTAGAACTTTGACTCAGTAAAGATTGAAATGTTATTGATACACTATATCCTTCTGGTATTAATATATTACCATATTCTTTTAAAACTCTGGTTGTTCCGATACTTTTAATATCTAATTTAGAAATAAAAGCAACAGGCATATAAATACCACCTTGATATACATTTTCGACCCTATATAGTTTGGGTGGCACATAACTCATAAAGGTTGTGCGAGTTTTTAAATTTTGAAAAGTTAATAATGTGACTAAGCTATAGTTTTTAAAGGCCGACTCGGTATCAATTGTATTATATAACGGAAAACTTATGGTAAGTGTTTCTGCACCAGATCCACCAAACTTTTTAACTTCTTCGGCTCCTACACCAGTAAAAAGATTTGATACTATATTTTTACCCATTACCGCATCCTGAACATTTTTTATAGCACCTCCTGCGATTGGTATATATTGAAGAGGATTTATTGCTCCAGCTATACCATCACCAAGCTCCATTAAACCTTCGGTAACACCTTTCATTGTCGTATCGGCTTCTTTATCCCATCTATTAGAAATAGATCGTAAACTATCATTATTTTTTATTAAGTGTGGAAATACATAATTAAATCCGGTTGGATTACCAGTATACATTGTTAAATAGGGGTCCATACTTTTATCTGTTGCAAATAATTCATTTTTTAATTGCATGGCTCTTTGAATATTTGTAATGGTTTGCCCCCATGTTAATTCATATTCCTTAACCATTACACTAGGAACCTCATCAGTATCCCCGCTAATTTTCCAAGGAAATGATTTTAAAACATTAATTAGAGATGAACTTCCAGCAGGTTTAGCCTTAGAATATGTAACATTTCCTATAAACGGTATAGCTATAGTAACTTCATCTATATGAAAAAGATCAAAATTATTTATAAATGCCATATTTTAAGCTATCCTTTCTATTGTAGAAGATCTCCACCAATCACTTCTAAGATCAAAAATAGGATCTCTTTTTCCGGTAGTATAACCACCATAGTCAGGAGATTCGTTATTACTTGAATTAGATACTGAAATATTATTTACTGGTGTGTTTATATAAGATCCCCCGTTAGAATTTTCTTTTATTTCTTTTAATCCGGCTAAAAGAATATTTGTAAATTCTCCTAATTGTTTATTGATGTTTTCTTCTATTATACCACCACGTTTTAGGGCATAAACATCATCATCTTGATTTAAATATGTTCTTGTATTGTTTTCGGGGTTATAGTAATACTTTCCTTCTGATATATTAGAAATATTAGAGAATGGACTATCGGAAGAATCAAAAAAATCATCGGCTTTCTTTTCTTGCGGTGGTTTAAATTTTCTAAGCTGTTCCAATTTGGTCATAGATGCGCTATATCTAGTTGCACCGTCTTCCACATTAGAAGTTCTCGATTTTTCTTCTTCCTTATAATCATCCCAATATAAAGGATTCCACCCCTTACCTTTACTCTTAAGAAGTTCCAATTCTCTTTTATCAGATTCGTATATTTCTTTATTCTGTTTAATTTCCTTTAATAATTTTTCTTCTTCTTCTTTATATTTTCTGGTATAATCTTCTTCGTTATTATTTTCCCCGTATTCTTTTTTATATTTTTCTTTGGAAGCGTTTGCATCAGCTATAGCATTTTGCCTACGTTTTTCGGATTCTTCGGGTAAAACTTGTGTCTCATTAAAGGTATCATTTTCCTCTAAATATTCGGTCATTCCTAACCATTCGGCTACTTTATTTCTAAATCCAAAAGCAGAAGGAACCATTGATAAAAATTGTTTTCCAAAATTTCTTTTCATTAGTTTTTGGAATCCTTGAACATCAAATTTTTTAACTGTGCCGTCAGCAGCTACAACATTAGTAGAATCATATAAACCCTTCATAAATCCGGTAACAAGACCAAGACCGGGTACACGTTCTAATTTTTGGAATGCTGTACCATAATCACCCCTATTAATCAAAGCATCAATACCTTCACCTAAAGATACAAACCATTCTAATAAAGGAATTTGTTTAAAAACATTTATCACTTTAGTACCAAAATTAACCAAACTGGTATTTTTATTTGCAATTTTTTCTTCCTTTGTTGCTCCTTCAGCATTCATATCGGTAAAAATGTTTAAAACATCAAGTCCAATAGCTATAGCCGTACCAACACCGGGAACAATCGATGCCAAACCAGATGCAATATTAAGAATACCGCTCATCCAGTCATCATTCGTAAAATCATCATAAGCAAATCCAAAACTTAATAGAGTACCTATTACCGGAAGAGCCTTTAATGTTGTTTTGCCTATTCCTTTAAAAATAGTACCTTTCAATTTAGGTAAAAACGATAATAATTTACCCAAACCCATTTTTTCTAATATTCCGGCTTCTTTTGTTAAAGTTTTTCCACCCAATTCTGCTGCTTCTTCGACTCCTTCTATGGCTAATTTTTCACCAGCAAGACCAGCAGCACTTGCAGTGCTTGTAACACTTTTACCCGCTACTTTAGCACCAATACTAGCAGCTTCTTTAGAACCAATACCTGCGATTTTTATTACAAGATCATCAAACATCGTAACACCTTTTTCTAAAAGATTTCCAAACTTTGTTAAAAGTGTACCCATACCAGAAAAAGTTTCTCCAACTATTTTAAGACCACCTAAAATAGTCCATTTTTCTATTCCTTCGTATAGTTTTTCAAATCCATTTAAAAGCTCGTCAAATGTTTTTATTTTTATACCTAATTTGTCTTCTAGCCAAGGTTTAACAAAACCATCCCAAACAGGACCGAGTAAAGCCATTAAAGCACCTCCCGCTAATAATAATCCACCAAATTTTAATAAAGACCCCAACCATGACATTTGATTTTCATCACTAAGGGGATTTAACGAATCTTTTAAATTTTCAAGATTTGCTAAATCAAATAACCCTTTAAACATTTCAGAAGAAAATAAATCCGAGAATATGTTTTTAAATTGGTTTATAGTTTTTTCAGACAGAGAAATCTCAGGAACACTTTCTCCTATTTTTTTTTGTTCCAATCCTATACCGTTTGAACCTATATTGTTTTCGGTTGATGATGATAGTGCATCAGATAAAATCTTATCGAACATTGAAAAATAAGTCGATGTAAAAGATTTTATACTAAACATCGAGTCATTTATTTTTTCTAGCAATGTTCTATTTGAGGCTGTTTCTTCTATTAAGACTGTTATATTATTAGTTAATTCTTCAGAAAAATCATTTACTGTAAAATTTTTATTATCTACTGTTACCCTTTTGTCTTCTACAGGTTCTAATTGCTTTGTTATTTCTGATACCTTTTTATCTTCTACAGGTTCTAATTGCTTTGTTATTTCTTCTGAAATATCCTCAACCATAGGCATACTTCTAGCTTTTAATTTAGATGTTTTTCTCTTTCGAGATGGGGGTTCTACACTTTCTTTTAAATCTTGTGAATTTAAATTATTTTCTATATCTGAAATCTTTTTTTGTATTTTATCATTTAGATTAGTAAAATCTATGTTAGGTAAAAATTTAAAATTTGAAAAATCGTTTAAAGATTGTCCTAATTTGTCGTAATAATTTTCTAATTTTGAAAAAAAAGGATTTACGATATCGTCTAATCTTTTGTCTATATTCCTACTTTTTTTATAACTTTCTATATCAATGATATCTGAAGATTTTTTAATATATGAATTGTTATTACTATTTTCTGAAATTTTATCTTCTATTTTTTTATAAAAAGATTTATATTGATCAAAAAGCGGATTTATAACTTCTTTTTGAAATTGGTCACGAATAAGATACAATTGGTTTTCATCAAACAGTATATTAGATATATCTGTATTGTTGTTACCAAAAATATTATTGAAATCAAAATCAGCCATTTTAAATATTTATGGCTAGAAAGTAGTTAACCGATAAAAAATAAAGGATCTATTTTTATTGTATATGATTCGTTTTCTTTTTGAATAGTTAGAAAATCATCAACATTTTTTTTCCACTCTGACACAACATTTAAAATTTCTTGTATTAGACTAGCTGGCATTTTTTCTACCAGTCTGATTCTTTGTTTAAAGGTTAAAGGCAACATATCAATATGTTGGTCGTTAATTTTTAATTTTTTAATAGATTTTGCTAATTCTCCTATAAAAGCATTAGATATAACTTCTTGTATATCGTCGGTATTTTTAATATCTTCTGCTTTTTTATTATCCTTTAATATTGTTTCATCATAATCTTTTTCTTCTAAAATATAACTAGGATAAATTGTTATAAATATATTATTATGAGATAGTACAGTTTCTTTTGGGTGTGTATAATTCTTTTTAAATTCTGCTATTACCGGAGAAATATCAACATCAATTTTATCATCTTTTTGTTGTATTTTGATAATATTAGATACTTTTTCACGCAATTGTAAACATATCAATATTTTATCTAATATAGTAAATTCGGAAATATCTTCAGATGAATTGTTTTTAATTATTTCATATAAAGCACTGTTAAATTTTTTACTATAAATACTGCTATCCATAGAACCTGTTAAAATATCTTTTTGTTGTAGTGCTGTAATCTCGTTGAATTTTACAGTTTTATTTTTTGAAGGAATCCAAACATCAAAAGAATAACTGTCAGCAATTTGGGTTAATTCTATTAGGGCTTTATTAAAATCTAAAATATCTTCTTCCATATTTATTATTTATATCTATATTATGTTAAATCAACCTATTCCATAGGAAATGGATTTTTACTTTTACTTTCTTTTTCCTGCATATAAAAATTTAAATACATTTTTCTTTCGGAAGGCGATGTTTTCATTAAATATTCTGGATTCATATCAGATAATAAATATATTTCTCTATGAATACTTTCTATGTCATATAAAGATAATATTTTAATTATTTCCAAATAAGAACTATTATATATGTTTATTTTAAAATTTTTAAAATATTCTATATTGAATATGTTGGTTTTATCCAGAGTATCAAATACCTTTAATATGTTTTGTTTAATTTTAAAAACTAAAGACAATGGCAATTTATTGTATAACACTTCTCTTTGTTCATATGATAAATTAGAAAAATCTATATTATTTACTTTTTTAATAAACAGATAGAAAGAATTTATAATGTCTACTGTATTTTTTTCGGTATTAATTATTGTATTAAAATCTTTTAGGTAAGGAAATCCTAACACTATATTATAATTTGAATCTGTTATTTTTAATAAATTTGTATCTATACTATCGTATATATTTTTTAGGATATCATTTAGATTTAAATTTATTTTGGCTTTTATATCATTAATCTCGGTCATCAATTCCAATTTAGGACCACTAGAAATCGTTCTACTTTTGATAATATAAAATAAAAATTCTATTAAATCTATATTTTCAAACTCTTTTTTATTTTTAATAGAAGATAGACAAACTTCTTTTAAAAAATTAAAATACTGTGAGCTATCATTAAACGTTAAACGAGATTTTGAAAGATATAATTGATCTTTGGTTGTTATTTCCTTAAAATTTATTTTTATTTTTGAAAACGGAAATTCCAAAAAATAATCATAATATATAATATTTTCCATTTTTAAGTAACACCTAACCCTCTAAGAAATCCTAAAATAGATTTATCTTCATAACCTTTATTAATTTGTGAGCTTGTTTCTCCCTCAGATATGGAATATTTATCATACACAAAATTCACCTTTTGAATTTTTAAAGCATCTGCTTGATGGCTATATGTTTCCTGACCAACATTGATAGGAACAACATTTTTATATGAAAATATTTTTCTAGGAACCATTGAGGTATAAGGACCAGTTTTAGCATAGAAAAATACATCAACCTGACCACACTTTACATTTTTCGGAGAATCGACCCCTCTTGCTACCAAACCATAATATGACGATAATATCAACCAAGGTCTTATGAAGAAATCAACAAACGATCCATTGGTTTCTAAAAAATCTATAGTTAGGTTATCGTAAGAAGCTCTAGTATCGCTTGTAGCAGGGGCCATGTAGCCACCATAGGAAAGTCCTCTGTTTTGAGCCGCAAGCGATTCTCTGGGCGTATTAACCTGTTTAGCAAAGGCACATCCAACCATACTATCCAAAGAATATTGGAAAGTATCACTAATTAATTTATTTCTTGTTTTGGATGATAATTTCCAATTTTGACCGTATTCTTTTTTGCTTAAAGCATTTTCAAAATTTTGAGCCAGTAACGGAAGAGTATTGAAATGAAACAACACAAGCCATTGGGACGGTAAAATTGGATTTCCCGCCCATGAGCCTAAAATCTCACTTAGATAATATTCATACGAGCTAGATGCCATATAAATATTTATTATAAAACACTATTTTATTATCTAGATATTCTCCAATATTGGTAAGCCATAGTAACCTGTTGGGTTATAATTTCACCATTTTGGGTTATATCAAGATTTATAGCACCTAATGATTTACAATAAGCACCGTAAAAAGTATAGGATCTTCCTTGAATAACCTTACCTGTTTTATCCAAAAGATCCATGACAATTTGATTATCTTGAGCCTTGTTTGGTATATTATAAGCACCTGTGGAAGTTTGATCATTGAATACTAAATGAGTCCAATCTTCAAATTTTCTACGAATCGAAAAATTTTGAGGCATTCTAAAGGTCAATTGCCACGAATCAGAACCAGTGTATTTAGCCGTACCGGGCACGTTGAATTGCAAGCCCATGAACGGTGTTGGTATGTTGGTAATCTCACGACCGGGTAGGGTAGTGGTGGTTACATATAATAACTCGGTAGGTGAAAATTTAGTTCCGCCCAAAGATATAATACGAAATAAATTTGTACGAGCAAAATCATTTGTTGAAATAGTATCGTAAAAGTTTTCAATACCGAGACTTCCAAATAAGCTACTGTCAGGTGATATGTTGTTTAATGTTTCGTTTGCCATATAAAATATTTATCTTTCTTATCCGATTATTTCTTGGAAATCTACTCCGGTTCTTGTAGCAATAAAGTCTGCTAATATAAATTCAGCTGTTCTAACAGGTTGAATGTATATAGATACCTTTAATTCATTGTTATCAATAATGTCCGGTGTATTGTTTCTTTCGTCGCAAATGATCTGATAATTGTATATACCGTCATTGACCTTGGCTTGATCGAAAACCGGAGTAATAGCACCAACCAAACGAGTTCTGGTTGATATAGAATTAGGTTCAAACAAGAAGAATTTTAAGACACTTTGAGTAGATTTTTCTAAATATAAGAACAATCTTCTTACATTGATTCTGTCAAATGCGGATGGTTTTTTGTATAGTGTTTTTTGACCATATACTACAAACCCATCAGCAGGGAAAAATGCAATCGGATTGACGCTTATCTTATATAATAAATCTCTTTGTTTTTGGGTTGTAACAACACCAATATCGGTTACACCAGCTAAAGTACCTCTATTAAATCCGGCTGGAGCACTCCATTGGAAATTGCTTCTATCGCTTGCTACCATATTGCCAGCAACAAAACCGGATGGCGGAACCCAAACCTGAGTGTCAGATGCAGCATCATTTGTTTTTAACCAGTTGCCATAAACAGCAGCATAAGATGATTCAACACCAGCGAATAAATTTTTAAGAGGCCAGTATATATTATTAGAGAAAATAAAATCTCTTCTTTTGGTTATCTTATAATCTTTTCCGGTAACATAAATGTAACGTAAACCATCAGCCAAGAAAATATGATCTTTTCTGGTTTGTTGAGCGAAAGAAACAAACTGATTTGCAACAGAAAGATAATCATCTCTTACACCAGCAACTATACTATTATCATTTGTATATAATACATTAATATCAACAGGATATGTATCATCAAAAACGTCTTCGGTTGTATATTTTTCTTTTCGAGCTTTTGCGCCTGTCCAGATTGTACCAAGTCCTGCTTCAGTAATAATATCTACTCCGATATCATCATTAATTTCAAGATTTCTTAAAACTCTTTGTAATTTTGATGGAATGTTTCCGATTTTTTTAGAGTCTTTATTACTTTCGGAATTATAAACCCCAATAGAATATGCATTTTTAGCAGGATTGGAAACTCTTACAGTCTTAGAAGGTTTACCGCTAGCATTAAGCCATTTTCCTGATTTAGCTAAATATGGATTAACCATTACTCTAACATTAGCGGAATTATTGTTTATTACATCTTCAATAAAGAATGTTTTTGGTTTTCCGCCATTAGGATCATTCTGAGTTCTTCTTTGGTATAAAGATCCGCTATATCCTTCGGCTAAATTGTAATCCAATGTTACAGTATCTTTGTTATATATAGAAGAACGTATTTTAAACAATCCAAATACCAAACTATCTGCATAATCTTGACCCGAAAAATCAAATTGTGTAGGTAAATTCTCCAATGCTTCTGACATACTTCCGGTTCCATAACTTCCTGATAAAGCTGTAACCTTAAAGGAAAATCTAGATGTTGGTACAGTTGATTCTAATTGATATCTATCATTAACAATTTTGTTAAATGCTTTTACAGATCGGATAGAATCAAAATCAGTAGAAGGATTTATATTAGAATTATCAGATATTGCTAAATAATATCCTTCAAATAAATCATTTAAAGTTGTTTTTGCGGTATTAATTACAACAATGCCAGACTTTTTAAGATCATCAAAACTAGAAATTGGTTCGTTGATAGTTTTATCTTCTGACCATACTTCGTTATCGTTCCAATTATTACTATCTACAAGAGTAGGGTCGTATTCTGGAGATTCTTGCCAGTCTATACCACCTTCTAAAACAGATTGATATTGGGATTGTGTTAATAAAACGGAGTAAGGTGTTTTGATACCTAAAAATTCAGAATCATCATATGATACGGCTGATGTTGAATAATTAAAAGATGTTACAACGTTTACCAATGTATTTTGATAACAAGCAGAAATCGTATTTGATGATGAAACATAATATTTTGAATATTCTGTAGTATAGGTTCCTAAAAATACCGGACGACCAGCACTTAAAGCAATTTGACCGTTAGTGGTACTTAGGTTGGCTATTAATGTACTTATTTGTGTTTCTACAGGATAAACAGTAGCACTATAATTATTAGAAAATCCTACACCATCATCACTTCCATAAGGCAAACGAGAAACTAAAAGATTTCCATTGTTATTTAAAACTTGTCTAGCTGAATGATACAAATATCTTTCGGCTGGGTTACTAGGTTGACCGAAAACATCTTCAAATTCTGTAACAGATCCAATACTGACTATTTCATCTGTCGGTCCTTGAGGAGTAAAACCAGTCATAAATACGTTGGTTTCTCCTGCTGGACGAGCTATTACACTCAAATCGATTTCGTTAATTTGTACACCAGGTGATGCTATAGTTCTTGTTGCCATAATTTATATAAATTACTTACCATTTCCAATTACCATTTTTATTAAATATATAAAAATGATACAATATGATAAGTAATTTTAAATATGTCAAAATTTAATGATACCGTAAGAGAGCTATTAGAAGAATCCGGAAAATGTACAGGCCCGACTAAAAAAGCCCATTCCGATAGAAAAGGGAAAAAATGGACCAAATGCGCAAGACAATCTGATGGTTCATATAAAAGAATTCATTGGGGACAAGCTGGCGTTAGAGTAACAGGAAAATCCGGAAACACAAAACGTAAAAAATCGTTTAAAGCGAGGCATAACTGTAGTAATGCTAAAAAAGGATCTCCCCAAGCAGCTGCTTGTTCAGATTGGCGATAACATTTGACGTTAAATGGGATTTATTTTTAAAACTTGTAGAAAATACCATTAAGTATAAGTATAAATAAACCTATGAGTAAATTTGAAAAAATATATAAAGAAGCTGTAACAAATGTAATGGCAACTGGAAACAATCAAACAACACAAACAACATCAAATTCTGATGCTATTAAAGCTTCTGTGTTAACAGACTTAAAAATTAATCCACAAGATTTTCAAAAAATTAAACAAAAGTTGCAACAAAATTTACCCAATGTTCAAAACGTAGATCAACTTTTTAGACTTTTAGCGAATACTGATGAAGAAAACGCTACAACCAAAACAACAAATAAACCAGAAGACCAACAAAATAAAGGACAAACAAGTGGACAAAATCCAACTTTAGATATGGTACAAAAACAACAAGCTCCAACATCAAACGCAGCTACACGACCATTGGTATAAATTCCTTTTAAATGGCAAAAAAAATCAATCCAGCGAAAGAGGTGAAAAAAGATACTTCACCTAAAATTTTTCAACGTGATAAAATAAACTTTGATATTAATATTAAAGAACGCGATGATCTAACCGAAAAACAAAAAAAAATAATCGAAACCGCTCTACATAAAGATACCAGATGTATTTTTATTGATGGTTTATACGGAACCGGAAAAACAATTTTAGCAGTTTTATCAGCACTAAAATTGTTAAATCAAAGAAAAGTTTCGGAAATCATATACGTTAGAAATCCGGTAGAAGCCACAACAACCGGAAAAATCGGATTTTTAAAAGGTGATACTGGTGAAAAAATGGCTCCTTATATCGGACCTCTTTATGATAAATTGGAAGAACTTTTATCAGAAGCAGATTCAAAAAGACTTCAAACAGACAATAGGGTATTTGGAATGCCGATTGGATTTGTTAGAGGTAGAAGTTGGAATTCTAGAGTTATCATAGTTGACGAAGCAAGTTCTATGAGTTGGGACGATTTATTTTTGATATTGTCCAGATGCGGTGAATACACAAGAATATTTTTTGTCGGTGATAGTGCAAACCAAAACGATATCGGACATAAAGCTGGATTCAGAAAAATGTTTGATTTATTCAGCGATGATGAAAGCAAAGAAAACGGAATACACACATTTGAATTAAAAGATTATGACGATATTAAAAGATCTAAATTATTACAATTTGTTATGATTAAGACAGGTTTAATAAAAAATACTAATGAAAATGCACCAGACAAAGATAAGTAATTTTATGTTAGGCACAAAATACGATTATCAACCATTAAACAACAAGCCAATGGGATGCACATTTTGCGGTGCTCATATACCGAGAGCAAAAATAGTTGAAAGAAAAGACATTAAAACCAAAGAAGTTATACAAGAGTGTCATTGGGTTTGTGGTCGTTGCAATAACGTATCTCGTATAGGTAAATTAAAATAATACTGTGAAATCGAAATTAATAGAAGAATTAAATTCTACATGGAATCCTTCTGAATATTCGGCATCAAGTACACCCCCAAGAAAAGATTTTGTTCCGTTTAATAAAAGGGATCAGGCTGGATACGGAAAACAAAATAATGCAGATTTTCCACAGTCTTCTCCGGTTCCTCCAAATCCAGCATCATTACCATTTCCTCTAGAAAATGTAGTAGAAGATTTTGTTGATAGCTATATTTATTTAACAGCTGGTTTAAAAAAGATAGCCATATGCTGTAAAAATAATAAAGCACTGAAGAAAAAACAAAAAGAAGAATTAATGAAATTTTATACATACGGTAAAAAAGCATTAAACGTTATTTCTAAAATAGGAATGAAATTAGAAGATTCTGCCAATATAGCCGGACAATCAACACCAGACGCAACCGTACCTGTTTCCAAAAAAGCAATTAAAAGAAATTGACTTTCTTAAAATATTTGATAGTATTATTTTTATATGGTAATATCAAAAAATATAAAATCTTTAGTAACATCAACCTCAATATTGTTGGCTATATCTTTTTTGGGTGGTATGGCAGGGTTTATTCTTGGAAAATCCTTTATCGCAACTTTTTTAATATTATTAGTAGGACAATTTATTTTATTTACTTTTATAGGTAATATAATTAAAAATTTTAATTCTAAAAATATAATAGAAAAACAATTAGAAAAACTAGAGGGATTATCAACAATACTATCGTGTGCTTATTGCAAAAAGCAAAACCTTATGATTTTTGATCCGAATGATACAGAAAGAATCGAATTTGTTTGTGATCATTGTAAAAATAAAAATCTAGTAAATATACAATTCATAGTTTCTCAAATATCCGAACCATTAGAAATTCCAAAGGTTATAGGGGTTCCGTCTGAAAATGTAGAAAACCCTTGACAGTTTTATAAAAAATAATTATATTGTATGTCTAATATGACAAAAGAAAAAACCTTCAAAAAACAAATAAATAATCTCAAATGGTGGGAAAATGCTAATAAAAAAACCGAAGAGTTATCTAGATGGATTGCATTATACGAAGCTGTAAATCTTATTGCTGATAAAGCAGAAGAACTAGGAAAAGATTTTAGTGATATTCAAATAAACCCATTAAAGGTTAAAGATTACATGGAATCTACGGTAGATATATACCATAAAAAACTATTAAATCAAATCTATGGTATTAACGTGGTTTATACAGAACCATCAGAAAATTTTGATGGTATTTAATATTCACCGTAAACATCGGTATTATCGCAAGGGTTTTCTAGATCATAATTAAAATTATCCGTCTTAGAAACTTCTTCGATTTTATCATTATCATCAATAGGATTATTACCATCACCAGACCCGAATGAGTTTGTTTCAAAGCTAAAATCAACTCTCTTAGCCTTAAAAAACCAAACGTAATGACCGCCTAAAGCATTGATTTCAAATTCATCACGCACCTCGGTTAATTCATAAACGGTAGCTCCTCTTTTTGGAAAATTAATTCTATCTGATCCGTACTCTGTAAGTTTTATCAAATCACCCGCCTTTGGTTCAGAGGAAGACCCAAAAAGTATATTAAAATGTACTGGATGTATTACTCCGTTTAAATCGGCATCAGCAACAATACCAAATTTTGCCAACATAAAAGCATCATTATTTAAAACTAATTGTACCAATAATTTTTTAGAATCAGAATAACCAGACGATTGATCTTCTCCGTAAAGAGGATTCATATCAGATATTTGAGAAAGATTAGATTTAAATTCAATCTCCTGTCCATATATTTCTATTTGTTCTTTCCACAAAGAAGAAATATATTCGCGTTCGTTTGAATTTTGCTCTTTATTTAAATATCTGAGAGTTTCCATTTATTTTATTGATGACTTAATTTCCATCCACCATTGTTTAAAGGTGTCAGTATCATACCAGTCTTACCTTTAGGACTTTTAACACGTCTATCGTTCCAGTCTATAGGTTCGGGTAAAAAACTATCTATTTCTTTCATGTCTTTGGGTGTTAATATAACCGGACTTTCTTCGGCTCTATTCATCACATCAGCCTCATACGGATTTTGTTTTTGACTTTGAACTTTTGTGGTCATAGATAAATTGTTTCGGTTTTCTTGGTTTGTTCCTACCGTTCTGGAAAGACTTTGAGCATGTGGTTTTTTGTGAGCACTATTATATTTTAAAATTTCGGTATTTTCTCTGATACCGTAAACTGGATTGAATGTGTCCTTTATTTCTTTGAATGCTTTTAAAATAGCTTTTTTATCCCAAGGTTTTATTGATCTTTGAAAATCTTTATAGTCTGGTTTATATGCAGCACCGCCAAAAATTTCAAATTTTAAATTCTGATCATCATTCCACCAACCAGAACGAACACCCTTGTCGAAAAGAAAATCTTTATATAAATCAAAAGCAAATTTAATTATAAATTTATTATATCCCTTTTCCCTTTGATTGGTTAGATCTATTAAAAATTGTTTTTGGTTTACATCAGGAGCAGATTTCTTTTTTAATTTTGAGGATTTAGGAGCTTCGCCAGATTTTCCCAAAATAGGATCGACCAATTTTTTTATGTCTTTATATACTGTTGCGATATCAGCATTCCAATTTACAGCACTAGTATTAGCTTCTTCTTCGGTTTTTTTAGCTGCTAGATATTCATAAAATTTAGAATCTGGTTGTGTGATGTTTCGGTTATTAAAATAAAGCCCGAATGCTGTTTCTATAACATCCATATTTTTATATTTTTCATAAATAATAACCAAGGCTCTTATTATTTGACCCCATAAATCACTAGCTAATTTTGCTTCTTCTAAACAACTTTCTAATATAACCTTTAGATCCATCATAATTTTATAGAATTACTTACCAATAAAAAAGGGTAACTCTATTAAAAGTTACCCTTTTTATTTTTGTTTTTAATATTTTTTATTGTTCGAATAAACTTTTACCAGCTTTAACCGCACCAGAAACAGTGTGGCTACTTGCTTTGGTTAGGTTATGTCCAGCAGTAGGGGAAAGCTTTTTCAACATACCGTCAAAACCTGATCCGGTTGATGGTGTTTGAGCTTTTCCTTTTGTTGCTTTTGGGTTATTTTCAGAAACTTCGGCCTTTTTATTTTGAAGCTTTTTGATGTTACCGGAAAAAGGTTTGAGGTTTACGCCTTTTTTTAAACCTTTAACTTTTACAGACTCCTCAAATCCTTCACTTTTTTTATCATACTTGGAGGCTTTTTTGAGTTTATCGGTTTTTGCTTTTTTTGTGGCTAATTTACCTTTACGATTTTCTCTTTGATCTTTACGAGCAGATGCTTCTTTCCAAGATTCTTCTTTGACTACATCTTCTTCGCCTTCTTCATCTTCGGATTCGCCTTCTTCATCTTCGGATTCTTCTTCACCTTCTTCTGTATCTTCCATGTCTTCGATGTCGTCTACTTCTTCTTCGTCATCATCGCTTACGATTTTTTCGAGTTCAGAAAGAACATCTCTCAATTGTCCTAAAACTTCTTTAAGATCTACTTCCCCACCCATTTCACTTTCTTCATCACCAAATTCGCCTTCTTCGTCCATATCGGATTCTTCGTCAGAAAGGTCATCAAAATTAGAATCCATATCACCAAGATCACCAAGATCATCAGATTCTAAATCCATAGATGGTTCTAGTTCATTATCTTCTTCGGTAGAAAAATTAAAATTATTTTCACCAAGAATTTTACTGTAAAGAACATCAAAGGGATTATTGAAGCTATCTTTTAATTCTTTTGTTGATTTTTTTGTATCGGTATCATCATCGGAACCATATTCACATTCTTCCGGATTTTTCAATTCAACGTTTTCGTCAGCATCGTTACCTTCTTTAAAATCACCAAATGCTGTTTTATTTGATGGTTTAACGGTTCCTTTAACTTCGTGACTAGGAACTTCGGTTTTTCCTTCATTGAGGACTTGTATGTATGAGTTAATCAATTCGTCTTGCATAATTGTTACAAGTACTTACCATAGTTTAATTACATTTCAATATTTTTTTCTTCTATTTCTAGAATTAATTCGGCTTCTTTTCTAAAATCGGGAACTAATATTTTTTCATATCCTTCACCAGAAAACCATAATATATAAGAATCTCCTATTTTAAATGGAGTATTTCTTTCTAAGATTAATTTATATAGCCATATCTGTAAACCATACTTATTATATTCACAATCTTCAATATAATTAAAAGGTTTAAGAAGTTTATTACCGTATTTGCTAGTTCTATTAATTTTTTTATTTGTCTTATAATCAAAAATTACCAATTCATTTAATTTTTTATTAAAAGAAAGATTGTCCATTGTTCCGACTAATTTAGTTTTAAAATCACCCACAACAAATTCTGATTTAATTAAATGATGATCTTCTTTATACCATTCAAAAAATTTTAAAAAGTTTTTGAGCATCTTGGCTATGTCTTCATAATATTTTTTAATACATCCATCAGTATAGAAATTAGGACGAGATTTAAAAAAAGTCTCTATGGCTTCTCTATCTATAGTATACTTTTTTCGCATCAAATAATTCTCAACATATAAATGAAATTCGGTTCCTTTGTGATTAGCATAGTCTCTTTCAAAACTCCACTTTTCTATTACATCATCTACGGTTATTCCTTCTCTTTTAGAAATTGCGGTGGCTATTTGTTTTTCTGGAAATTCTTTTTGATATTTATGAAGTAACCTAGTAACCGAATACTTCGCAGGTTCTCCGTTTATCTTATAACTATGATCTTTTTCAGAAAATTGAATATCTTTAAAGGGTGTCTCTAAATCTATTAGGGACGTAAAATCGGGATTAAACTTTTCCATTAAAATCCGATCTTTTTTTCTTGCACTTCTTCTTTATAAAATTTAACTTCACTCTCCAAATTATATATATCAGCAAGAGCCATCGATGATTTGATTTTTTCTTCTACCAATTTTTCCGGATAATCTAAACTTAATGCTAATAATTTTGAATCTTCTTTAGACAGATGATCAAATTTATATTCCACCTTTAACCTTCCCTTTCGTTTTAAAGCCGGATCAATTTCTTTTGTATCGCAATTGTAGGTTATAATCACAGCAATATTCAATATATCACTTAATATACCATCCGATAAATTTAATAATGCCGAAACCGAAGAAGTGTCTAAAGAATCACCGTGTCTTTTCATTATCAACTTTTCAGCATCTTCAAGAACAATGATCGAATTGGATTTCTGTATTAACATTTGTAAACAAGAAGGATCAGATGTAAATGTTTCAAGCATTGTTGTTGGTATATAAATAAAATCTTTTTTGACATGATTAGTCAGATTTTTAATAAATGTGGATTTTCCTGTACCACTAGGACCATGAAACATATAAAGCCCTGAAGTTTCTTTGCTTAATCTATCTTTAATAGTATCAAACACATCGATAAAATCTTTTCCATAATTCAAACCGATATCTGTATTCTTTTGGGTTTTTATCTTCAATGGTTCAAAGGCATATTCGCCGTATTGATTCTTAACAAATAAATGAATCTTGGAATCATCGGAAGTATGAATAAATTTTTCAAAATCTTTAATAGGAAAAACCGAACCAACCGGACCAGAAAAACTTAGATTGTAAATGTTTTTGCTACTATTATTATTTTCAACCGAGGTATCATCCCAAAAATGACTATCCGAATCGTCCTGATGTTTTTTGATAATTTTTACAAAAATATCTTTATACTCGAAATAAAAGGTTCCTCCCCTGAAGCCATTAAAATTTTTGGTAATATTCTTTAGTCTACCGTTACAACTAAAAGAAACCAATTTACCGTTTTTCAACAAAAAATCGAATATTTCCTTTTCAAAAAGATCGTCTGCATAAAAATGAACCGGACATTTTCCATAAGTGTGAGATATATAATAATTCACCGGAAAATCGGAAGTATTATTGGTTGTGTACATACTCAATCCTTTGGAAAATGTATATACGTCATTATCGTTTAGTTTTTTATTCATTTCAACTTTCATAATATCAGTTTTTATTTTTTTGTCAAACCATAAGTATATATAGTAATAAATGAAACATCTGGATAAAGAAAATTGTGAAAAACTGATCAATGAATGTATAGATCTTGTAAAAAAAAAGAATTCAGATTTTTTTGTTTTAAAAAAATTAAAAGGGGTGATGGGTTTCTGTTATTGGGATTGGATAGAGCTTGATCCACGTAAAGATTTTTTACCGACAGCAATACACGAATGTTTGCATTTTTTGCATCCCGATTGGTCCGAAACGATGATACGATATGCCGAATCCAGAATAATGAATCAGGTCGAATTTTTTAAGTTGATGGAATTTATAAGTATTTTATCTTCAAAATTATATAAAAAAGAAAAAAACAAAAAATTTAATCCTAAAAATAAAAATAAAAAATAGTTTGAAGGTCTGTTAAAAATATGTAAGTATAGAAACAACACATATGATCTTCGAAGAACAAATATCGCGCAAACCGAACAACTATCCTTGGACCGAAAAATTTATTGAATCTATGCACAATGGATTTTGGACCGATAAAGAATTTTCATTTAAGTCTGATGTTCAACAATTTAAAGTTAGTTTAACAGACCAAGAACGAGAAATAATCATACGAACATTATCGGCAATCGGACAAATTGAAATTGCTGTAAAATCTTTCTGGTCAAAGCTTGGTGAGAATCTTCCACACCCATCACTACAAGACTTGGGGTACGTTATGGCTAATACCGAAGTTATCCATAATAACGCATACGAACGTCTCATTTCTATTCTTGGGTTAGAAGATATTTTTGAAGAAAATTTAAAACTTGATTGGATTCAAGGTAGAGTCAAATATCTTAAAAAATATACACATCGCTATTATAAGGACTCAAAAAAGCAATATGTTTATGCATTGACTCTTTTTACTTTATTTGTTGAAAATGTTTCTCTGTTTTCTCAATTCTATGTAATCAATTGGTTTGCTCGTTTTAAAAATGTTCTTAAAGATACCGATCAACAAGTAAAATATACACGAAACGAAGAAAATATTCATGGTATGGTGGGTGCTCAAATCATCAATACCATCAGAGAAGAATATCCAGAATTATTTGATGATGAATTTGTAAACAAAATTATTGCAGAAGCCAAAGAAGCATATGAAGCAGAAGCAAAAATTATTGATTGGATGATAAATGGAATTAAACAGGATGGTCTTAGTGCTGTTATTCTTAAAGAATTTGTTAAGAATAGAATCAACGAATCTCTTAAAATGATTGGGTTTCCTGCTGCATTTGAGATTGACAAAGATATTATATCTTCTACAATGTGGTTTCAGGAGGAATTATTAGGCAACAACATGACTGACTTTTTCCACTCCAAAGACACTGGTTATTCTAAAAAATCTCAGTGTTTTGATGAATCTGAATTATTTTAATTTTATATGACAAACAAATACGAATGGCTAAACAAAGACTCACGAAAATTTCTCGAAAGAGGGTACTTGTTAGAAGGAGAAACAGCAGAACAGAGAATTAGAGATATTGCAGAAACAGCAGAAAGATATTTAAAATGTGAAGGTTTTGCTGATAAATTTGAGGATTATATGTCCAGGGGATTTTTCAGTTTGAGTTCGCCCATCTGGTCAAATTTTGGACGCAAAAGGGGATTGCCTATTAGTTGCTTTGGAAGTTATATTCCCGACACTATGGAAGGTATTATGGAAAAGGTTTCCGAAACAGCGGTAATGACAAAACATGGTGGAGGCACATCTGCTTATTTTGGTGATGTTAGAGGAAGAGGAACTCCAATTTCTTCTGGTGGTGAATCTACCGGATCTGTTCATTTCATGGAATTGTTTGACAAGCTCATGAATGTTGTTTCACAAGGAAATGTTCGCAGAGGATCATTTGCCGCATATCTTCCCGTAGACCATCCAGATATTGAAGAGTTTTTGAAAATTAAATCCGATGGATGTGATATTCAAGATTTATCAATTGGCGTTTGTGTTTCCGATGAATGGATGAAAAAAATGATTGATGGTGATAAAGATGCTCGTAAAATTTGGGGTCTTGTTATTAAAAAACGTTTTGAATCTGGTTATCCATATATTCTTTTTAGTGATAATGTTAATAATCAAGCTCCGCAAATTTATAAAGATAAAGGATTGAAAATTAATAATTCCAATTTGTGTGTAACAGGTGATCAAAGAGTTCCTTCCAACTTTGGAGTTTTGACAGCAAAAGAACTTTATGAAATTGGAAAAGAATTAACTTTATTTGACAATAATAAAATAGTAAAATCTTCTCCAATGAGACTTATAGAAAATAACGCTGATGTATTTAAAATTACATTAGAAAACGGTATGACACACAAAATTACGTCTTACCATAAAGTTTCTGTTTTTGATAAAAGAACTCAAAAAACAAACGAACCTCAAGTGATAATTACGAGAGATGTAGCATGTGAAGATTTAAAAATTGGTGATTCGGTTGCAATTCAAACAAACAAAGGACTTTTTGGAGACAATAATATGCCAAAAGAAGCATTTCTGCTTGGGTTATATCAAGCCGACGGTACTCAACATAAAGATTTTATTATGATTGATTTATGGGAAAATGATTTTGATCTTTTAAATGAAGTTCAGTCATATCATGATTATGTTTGCAACGAATATAAAACTCAAATTTCTAGTTATAATAAAAGAATTTATGAAAACCCAATTTTTAGAGACTGCGTGGTTCAAGAGGGTTCATCTTTAAAAAAGAGATTAACGTCAAAGGCTTTGAAAAAAGCACTCAATTTTGAAAAGGGATATGTGCCAGATTGGATTTGGTCTTCTAACGAAGAGACACAATGGCAATATATTAAAGGTCTTTATTATGCAGATGGTACGGTTTTTAAATCAAAATCTGATGGCGAACCAGTACAAATTTCATTAGCATCTATTAATAAAGAATTTTTAGAAGAAATTCAAATAATTTTGGCTAATCTCGGAATGCAATCTTCTATTAGAATTCTTAGGAAAGCTGGTAAAACATTATTGCCCGATGGTAAAGGCGGTGAAAAATATTACGAATGTAAAGACTGCTATCGACTTATTATTGGAAATAAAAATGATGCACTTGTTTTTGAAAAACAAACGAATTTCTTAAGTAGAAAAAAAATTAAAATAGAAGAAAAAGAATATAGAAACAACACTAAAAAATTCTACAAAGTCCAATCCATTGAATATGTTGGAAAAGAAGACGTTTATTGCGTTAGCGTTGATTCAGAAGAGCATCATTGGGTGTGTAATGGATTTATTACTCATAATTGCTCAGAAATTATGCTTTCTAATTCAGAAGATGAATCATTCGTGTGTGATCTTTCTTCTTTGAACTTAGAAACATGGGAAGAATGGACATCCGATACTGTTGAAGTTTTAGTTTACTTTTTGGATGCTGTAATGTCTGAGTTCATCGAAAAAACCGAAGGAATGAAGTTCATGGAAGCACCTAGAAAATTTGCTATGAATCAAAGAGCATTGGGTGTTGGTGTTCTCGGTTGGCATTCTTTGCTGCAATCCAAAATGATTGGATTTGAATCCATGGAAGCAAAGATGTTAAATAATCAAATTTGGGGAGATATTAGAAAACGCGCTGATTATGCGACACGTTTTCTAGCACAGAATCTTGGAAAAGCTCCAATATACGAAGGAACCGAATATACTAGGAGAAACACAACAACTCTTGCAGTTGCTCCTACAACATCCTCCAGCTTTATTCTTGGTCAGGTGTCGCCTAGTATCGAGCCATTAAATAGTAACTATTATGTCAAAGACCTTGCTAAAGGTAAATTTACACATAAAAATCCACATCTCAAAAATCTTTTAAAAGAAAAAGGTAAGGATGATGATGAAAGTTGGAAGTCTATTTTAGTTCATGGTGGATCGGTTCAACATTTAGATTTTCTTTCTGATAAAGAAAAGGAAGTGTTTAAAACTTTTGGAGAAATTTCACAAAAAGAAATCATTATTCAAGCCGCTCAACGTCAAAAATATATTGATCAAGGACAGTCATTAAACATTATGATTCCGCCAAATACAAAACCAAAAGAAGTAAACGAACTTATGATATTTGCATGGGAACAGGGGATTAAATCGTTATATTATCAACGTAGTGCAAATCCAGCCCAAGAGCTTGCGAGATCTATCTTGACATGTAAATCATGCGAAGCCTAAAATACTAAAAATAAAAAACGTCTAATATAATAATATATTAGACGTTTTTTTGTGTTCTAAAATAATTAAAAAAAATATTATATTTTAATTCCGGCTCTTTCTCTAGTATCGGCTGGATTTCTTTTAGCGAATTTTCCACCAGCTGATCTTTCAGGGGTATCTAAAAATCCGGCTTGACCTAAAGCTCCTTTTAAGGAAGTAACTGATACTTGACCTTTACCAGAAGTTTTGGCTAGTTTTTTAATTATACCTTTTAAAAATTGTGATGCTTGATCGTAATTAGACACACTATCATCAGTAACATTTCCGACTTGTTTAAGATCATTTATAAAGTCATCAATTTGTGAATAAAGTTTTTCAACATGTGAATTTACAACAGAAGAAGATCTACCGCCTTTAAATCCGGTTGAAATTTCTTTACCGACATCACCAAAACTTTTTGTTTCAGGATCAACAAAACTGTCATATCCTCTTTTAGCTCCCTTAACTATACCCGCGCCTGTTCCTTTAATTCTGTCCCAAATACCTTCTTCTAGTACTTCTGTATTTTCATTTTCTTTTGTTTTTTCGAAAATTTGGGAATAGGCTTCTTCCATTAAAGAGTCATCATTATATTTCATATATGGAAATACTTATCTAAAATATAATACAAAAATTATTTATCCCAAGAATTTTTGCAATAAAAAATAAAATAAATAAAGTAAAAATTAATAAAAATTAAAATAGATAACCCGAAAAACCCATTAAAAGACAAATATCCTATTATAGTGTAATATAATAGGATATTGTATTTTAAACTGTGCTTAGGTGTTATGTTTAATATTTGTTCTCTAAAATTAGAATAATTTATTTTTATTAAAGTAAAAACTAATAGAAATAATAAAAAAGAAAGAATAAAATAAATCCAAGATATTATTTCTATAGTATAAAAATTAGGTAATAAATAAATCCAAATCCAAGTTAAAAATAATTGAAACCATCTAAGCATCAATAATAATTATACTTTTATAGTTTTACCTAGAGTACTAATATTTGCTATATTTTCATTAACCATTACTTGTTCGATTCCGTATTGTTCCGATCCTAAAGATACAATAGAAAAACCATTTTGCCAGTTAGGAGCAGAACCATAAAGAGGAGACAAATCACAAGCACAGCCATTTTCCCATGCAAAAATTTGTTTATCTTTTCTATTACCGATTGCAGGAATTCTTTGTGCCGTCGAACCAAAACGATGTGTATGGTTATGAATCAAAGAAACCATCCATTTATCCATATGTGCTCTAGCCGAATTTCCTCCGTTTTTTCTTACGATATCACCATGAAGAACAATCAATTCGGGTGTTAGTTCTACATAATCTACCAAGTCTACATAGTCTTGATACTCACCTAAAAATATATTTCCATATGATAGTTTCTCTTGAATATCAGGTAAGCTAGAAAGTTCCCCGATTCTATCACTCAAATATCTAAACCATCTACCAGTAATATCATTTCCACTATGATTTGCGTTAGTCTCAAAAATCTCGGCTCCATTGGAAATATTAACCAATTCTGCTAAAAATTTATGATATTCGGTTCGTTCCTCAGCCAAAGAATAATTATGTCTAATGTCTTTAGGGTAACGAGAAATTGCAAACATATCAACAGTATCACCATTCAAAATAATGGTTTTAGGCGAAAGTTCTCTAATGGTTTCAAAGAAAATATCAATCGTTGGTTTATGTTGAACCGGAAAATGTGTATCACCAATAATCAAACAATAGTCGGAATTTTTTTTATTCAATTTTGAATTTTTAGTAACATTACATTTTATAGGAGAAAGATTTTCCAGAAAATCTAAAAATTCTTC